TGAGAATGCTAATGAACAAATTAAATTTTCAACAACTGCATCAGCTACAAATGAAATTACAATAGCTAACGCTGCAGCTGGAAATTCTCCAGTTATTTCTGCAACAGGTGGAGATACAAACGTTGGATTAACATTAACACCAAAAGGTGATCTTGGAAGAATTACATTAAATGGTGAATCAAAAGTATTTGGTATGTTTGAAGGTGCAACTATATCTACAACTTTCATAACATCATTTACATATGATACACTTACACAAGCTGTTTATTTTCAAAACGTTAACTTAGGTGCAAACTTTACAGTTAACTTAAGAGGAAATGCTTCAACTGCATTAAACGCGGCTTTAAATACAGGTGAATCTGCAACAGTTGCATTAATTACAAAACAAGGCAACACAACATATTACAATACATCTGTTTTAGTTGATGGAACATCAACAAACGTTACAGTAGTTTGGCAAGGTGGATCAGCTCCAACAGCTGGAAACGCTTCATCTAATGATGTCTACACTTACACAGCTCTTAAAACAGCAGCATCAACATACACAGTATTAGCAGCATTAACGCAATTTAAATAAGGAGTAGAAAGAATGCCTTTAAACTCAACACGTGGAGCTGGATCAGCAAAAGGATTTGGATTCACTGCTGGTAAAAAGAAAACAGCAGCTTTTACAGCTAATTTATTAGTAGTAGGTGGCGGTGGAGGAGGAGTTTCTTTTCCATCAGGAGGTGGAGGTGGAGCAGGAGGATTAGTTTTATATCCAGCATATCCATTTGTAGAAGGTCCACAAGGTTATCCCGTTGTTATTGGAGGAGGAGGAGCAGGTGGAGTTGCTGCACCAGGTTCAAGTGCTGGAGCACCAGGAACCGATTCATCAATTGCTATTGGACCAGTAACTTTCACTGGTTATGGAGGAGGAGGAACTGCAAACTCTACTTTTCCAGCCGCTCCAAATTCAGGAGGATCGGGAGGAGGTGGAGGAGGAGAAGCTGGTCCATCATCAGCAGGTCCTGCAACTCAAAAATCAAACATGCCAGCGCCACTACAACCTTTTGGTTATGGTAATCCAGGAGGAGATGGAAATCCACAACCTAGAGCTGGAGGAGGCGGAGGAGGAGCCGGGGGAGCAGGAGCACCACAAGCACCAGACGGTGCTGGTGGACAAGGTGGATCAGGATTAGATGTAACCCCATTATTTGGAGCATCACCACAACCATATTATTTATCGAATGTACCTAATACAGGAGCCACAGCAACTGGATATTTTGCAGGTGGAGGAGGTGGAGGATCTGAACAAAGAGGACCTGCCGATAGAAGAGCAGGAGGAATTGGAGGTGGAGGATCTGGAGGATCTCCAGTACAACCATTATCGGATCAATTTGGTGCTCCAGGAGCAGTTAATTCTGGGGGAGGTGGAGGTTTTTCACATGATACCCCACCTGGAGGATCAGGAGGATCTGGAGTTGTTATGATTAAAGTTCCATCTACAGCAGCACCTGCAGTATCAGTAACACCTGGAACAAATTCAGTAATTCCTACACCAGATGGTGCTGTTATTAGATTTACAGTATCAGGAAATTTTAATTATTAATTATGGCTCATTTTGCTGAAATAGATTCAAATAATATAGTTTTAAGAGTAGTTGTTGCTTGTAATCAAGACATTGCAAACAATGGAGGTGAGCTATCAGAACTAGCTGCTGAACATTTTAAAAAAACGTGTCCATTATCCGAAAACGGTGTAAAATGGGTACAAACTTCATATAATAGAAATTTTAGAAAAAAATATGCTGCAAAAAATGATGTATTTGATTTTGCAAAAGATAAATTTATTTCACCACAACCATATCCATCTTGGTCGCTAGACTCTAATGACGACTGGCAAGCACCCATTACGTATCCAACAATTACAACTTATGGTGGACCAAATGAACAAGGAATTTATAATAAATATCTTATTTCATGGGATGAAAATACTCAAAAATGGTTAGGTAAAGATCAAGAAAATAATCAATTTATTTGGATTCCTTCATCTTTATCATGGGTATCTACAGGGAACTAACCCTTTACTTTAAGTAAGAAATTTAATATAGATTTATACAGAATGAATCTACAGAATTACTTTTACTATTTTAAAAACGCACTTACACCTAGATTTTGTGATGAAGTAATTAAATATGGTACTGCACAACAAGAACAGTTAGCACTTACAGGTGCTTTAAGTAATAAAAAAATTGATGATAAGGCTATTTTAGATTTAAAAAAGAAAAGAAATTCAAATATAGTTTGGATGAATGATCGTTGGATATATAATGAAATTCAACCATTCATTCATCAAGCAAATAAATTAGCAGGTTGGAATTTTGATTGGGATTACTCAGAATCTTGTCAATTTACAAAATATAAATTAAATCAATTTTATGACTGGCATTGTGATTCATGGGATACTCCATACTCAGATCCAAAAGATAAAAATACATTTGGAAAAATTAGAAAATTATCTGTTACTTGTTCACTATCTGATGAAAAAGATTATAAAGGTGGAGAACTAGAATTTGATTTTAGAAATTCAGATTCTAATAAACCAGTTATTAGAAAATGTACTGAAATATTACCACGTGGATCTGTGGTAGTATTTCCATCACACGTATGGCATCGTGTAAAACCAGTAACAAAAGGAACAAGATATTCATTGGTTATTTGGAACCTTGGATATCCATTTAAATAAAGGAGAAAAAAATGAGTTTTAAAAAAGATAAGTATGTAGTTATTAAAGGAGCAGTATCAGAAGATCTTGCTAAATTTTGTTATGATTATTTTATGATGAAAAGACAAGTTGCAAGAACTATGTTTGACACACATTATATAAGTCAGTTTACGGAATATTTTGGTGTGTGGAATGATCAACAGGTTCCAGAAACATATTCACACTATTCTGACATCGTAATGGAAACATTACTTGTAAAACTTCTTCCAACAATGGAAAAAGAAACAGGATTAAAATTAAATCCTAATTATTCTTATGCTAGAATTTATAAAAAAGGAGATATTTTGCATAAACACAAAGATAGATTTTCATGTGAGATTTCTACAACTATGCACTTAGGTGGTGGTTGTTGGCCAATATATTTAGAACCAGATGCATCATTAGGTGATGTAGATGAAAAAACAGGAAATTATAAAGCATCTAAATCTAAAGGCGTTAAAGTTTTATTACAACCTGGTGATATGTTAGTTTATAGAGGAAATGAATTAGAACATTGGAGAGATAAATTATCCTTTGATGATTGTGGTCAAGTATTCTTACATTACAATAATGTTGAAACTAAAGGATCTAAAGAAAATATATACGATCGTAGACCTCATTTAGGACTTCCATCTTGGTTTAAAAAATAAAAATGGATATTCAAGCTCTATTTTTTCAGCCTATTGGAATAATTTTTTTAGAAGAAGATTTAAAAAAAATAACTGATTACTGTTTTAATTTAAAAGAGAGTAGAAAATTAAGTAATGTGGGTGGTTTTCAAAGTAAAGATTTAGATTATAAAAAAAATAAATTAATAAATAATTTAGTAACAAAAATAAATAAACATATAAATGAATATAGTAAAATATTATCTTTAAAATACGAACTTAAAGTAGATAATATATGGGCAAATATAAATAATTATAAAGATCTTAATCTTGAACATATTCATGCAGGTAGTATAGTTTCAGGGTGTTTTTATATTAAAGTACCTGAAAATTCAGGAAGAATAATTTTTCATAGTGAAAATAAATTTTTTATTGGTTCAGAAAACACAGCTGAACAAAATCAATGTAATTCTATGACTTGGGGGTATACACCTAAGGAAAATTTATTACTGTTGTTTCCTTCTTGGTTAAAACATCATGTTGAACCAAATATGTCTAATGGATCTAGAATTTCAATGTCTTTTAATACATATTATAATTTTAAAAAATAAGAATACACATAAGTTTTGATATAAACTTAAAATAAGGTATAAAAACCTATTATTAATATAATAACTGTGTATAATACCACTTTATGCCTTTACAGAAGATACAATTTAAACCTGGATTTAATAAACAACAAACTGCAACCGGAGCCGAAGGGCAATGGATTGATGGTGATAATATAAGATTTCGTTATGGCGAACCACAAAAGATAGGTGGATTCCAGCAACTCGTTGCTGACACCATAGCAGGTCCTGTTAGAGACCAGCACACATGGACAGCATTAGATGGTAAAAAATACGCAGCTTTAGGATCAGCTAAAATATTAGCAATTTATTACGAACAAGATATTTTTGACATTACTCCAGTTCAGACAGCTGTAACAGGATGTAATTATACATCAACAACTGGATCAGCAATAGTTACAATTACAAAAGCAGGTCATGGGTTACAGACAGGAGATTATTTAATATTTTCTGCAGCAACAACTCCAGGAGCACCTACTACAAGTTATACATCAGCAAGTTTTACAACAAATACATTTGAAGTTAGATCGGTACCAACTTCTTCTACATTCACTCTTACAATGCCAACATCTGAAACAGGTAGTGGTGTTACAACAGGTGGAACTTTATCATTTCAAGCATATGAAACAATTGGTCCAGTTGCACAAAGTCCAGCTTATGGATGGGGAACTGCGACATGGGGATTTGAGACTTGGGGAACGGAAAGATCTGTAACAAGTGTTACACTCGCTCCTGGTTCCTGGTCACTAGATAATTATGGTCAGATTTTAGTTGCTACAATTAAAAATGGAAAAACATTTACTTGGGATCCGTCTGTTGCAGGAAGATTAAGTACAAGAGCTACAGTTGTTGCAAATGCTCCTACAGCATCAATTTGTTCTGTTGTATCAGATAGAGATAGGCATTTATTTTTATTTGGAACAGAAACTACAATTGGAGATCCATCTACTCAAGATCCAATGCTTATAAGATTTTCAAATCAAGAAGATATTAATACTTGGAATCCAACAGTTACAAACACTGCAGGTACATTTAGACTAGATACTGGAAACGAGATTATAGGAGCATTACAAGGTAAAGATTATATTTTAGTTTTAACAGATCAAGCAGCTTATACA